ATAATTTGTGTAATACCTGTGCCAAGTTTTGAAATCTGAGTTCTAAATGCTTGTATAATACCGTCAGCATCTTTAGTGCGTGATGTTGCTCTTGCTATAGCACCAGTAAATGTTGCAACACTTCCTGCAATTCTAAAAAAGACAATTGTTATAATAGCCGATTGAATTAAATCAAAACTATCCGCAAGTGCTACAACACCCCTCGCTAAAATTCTAATTGCTTCGCCGGTTCCTGCACCAATAGCACGTGCTAGGTCTTGATTATCTCGTAACAGTTGGCTGGTTAAATCAACAACATCTTTTAATGCAGGTTTAAGTCCTTCACCAATTGCAACACTAGTTGCAAAGACTGCATCTGCTAAGTTACTAAAACTTTGATTAAGTGTATCAGCATTATCACTTGCAGCACTTGCAAAAAACCCAGTGCCTTCACCTTGTCTTCTTAAAGCGTCAACAACTTCTTGTGTGCTATTAACAACTTGTGATGTTCCATTTGCGAAATTTACAACAAACTTGTCATTTTCTCTGCTTACTCTAATACCAAATTCTTTTAATCGTTCGAATTCGCCGGTAAGAGCATCTGCAACTGCTTCAGCAAGTTGAGTAATACTTTTAGCATTACCTGTTGCAACATTAGAAAATGCAGTAAGTGCTTCATTTGATGTATCTAATCCGAATCTGGTAAAAATTGTAAATGCATTTGTTATTTCAGCAAGATCCTGCGGCAAACCACTTGCTAATGTTTGTAATCTTTGCAATTCTCTGTTAGCAGCTTGTTGACTACCTAAGAATGTTGATAAAACAGTTCTGTATCTTTCAAATTGGGTGTATTGATTAATAATACCTCTTGCAACACTGCCAGCTGCTAAACCAGCAAGTGCAGCACCAACTGTTTTTGCAGTTCTACCAACACGTTGCAGAGCAGTATCTACATTTTTTAATGTTCTACTACTCTGGTCTACGGTTTTAACAATTAACTCATACGTGTTTGCCACAGGGTCATCCTTTTATCTTTTATTGGCAGCTCTCTTTTGTTGATCATGTTGGATCTTTAAGAACTCTGCCCAACCCCTGACTTCAGTAGCACTAAATTCCATTACTTCTGCGACACTCTTACCTAACTCTTGCGCAATGCGATAAAGCATTAAGAGCTCGGGGTCGCCTTGGAGTTTTTTAGCGCCACCTGCTCGAGGTTTTCACCATCATAACTATCTTCATCATTCATTTCGCTAATTACACGAAGAATGACTGCTGGATCTACACCACGCATTAGATCTTGCTTATCTGCAAGCTTGAAAATGTTTTTACCATTTTCATCTAATGAACGGTTAATTAAAGTTTGAACCAAAGCTTCGACTGTCTTACCTTGTTGCTGCAGTTCGATAACTTTGGACTCCTGATGGAAAGTAGTTGCTGGTTTATACCAGATTTCTGTTTCCCATTCAGGAACAGTGATAGGGCCCTTAAGGCCCGCACTGATTTTTTCTCTCATGTGTGCTTTTGCTTTTTCTAATACTGTGCTCATAGTCTCTTCCTATATCTACGTTTGCTTAATTTTCTAAATGCTGGTTCCGTCATACCTTGTGGTGCTTGTTTGCTCCAACCTTCATCTAGTATCCCAATGTAGGGAACACGATTTTCCATCACTGTCTGTGATCCGCCTCGTGTTATGTTATATTTACCCTTTTGACGCCAGCCTCTTTTTGCACGGCCTTCACGCACTGGAGTAGTATTTTTAACTTCATTATAAAAATCGTCAAGAAAATGATTGACGACAGCATTTAGTTGGTCCTCTATATCGGCATAAGCCTTTTGTCCCGTTCTAAATTTTGCCATCGTCAATCCTGTTTTATTATACAGTTGTAAATGTAAGGTCGCCTGAACCTTGAAGCGAAATGCTCGCCTCAACCAAACCATCATATGAACTTGTAATTGTTTTACCAGTTACAATTGCAGTGCCGGTGATTTTCTCATCGCCGCTGTCAGGTGTTCCATAAACAGTTTGTGCTTCAGGAAATAGGTTAAGTGTAACACTTGAACCAACCGAGAATGCATCTTGACCTGTATCTGCTGGATCGTAAAGAACGTCAACTGTTGCAGTGAAACCTTTGTAAGTTACTTTGAACCCACGGCTAGTTTCACCCATTACGGTGTCGTCAATTGTTTCTGCAGTATGTTCTACAGAGAAACCACGAAGCTCACCGACAGCAGCTGAACCAACTTGAACGAATCCGTCTTTTCCAAGTAATGTTGCCATTATACTTTTTCCTCATCATGATCGATCTCTTCGTGAGAATCTTCTTCGATTTGAACCATTTCTGGTTCAATAGTTTTAGTAGGTTTAGTTGTATCCATTGTCCAACCTCTGTTAAGCATTTTTTTAACTTTGGTTTCGGCAATTTCAATAACTTCACCTTGGGGATTAGTCATCTTAACTAAAGTGTGTTTCATCACGTTGCTCCTCTCTCATAGCGATATGTCACAAGATAAACTATACGCATTGTAGCATATGGCACTGCTTCACCTGGATCGATAACTTCAACAATAGTAACTTCACCATCTAGGGCTAGGTTATTGCGTCTTACATCTTTTTCTAGTTCTTCTTCAATTGCTTCTACCAATCTGTTACGATCAGTATCTCTCATGTCCGAACTAACTAGGATATCCAAGTTATAAGATATTCTTCCCAAACGTGCACTACCAGTAGTAAGTTGTTCACGTTCTTCGTCAGCACTTTCAACATACACTGCCGGGATAGCTTGGCGACTAATTTCACTGATAACAATCGGTTCTCTAGTCACCATGCCTAACCTTGGGCTGGTGATTTGCTTTAGTGTTCTAACAATATCTTCAGCAATGTCTTCACGCTTGCTCATCTAATCAACCTATCCTGCACAAATTCATGTGTTTCGCCTTCGGCATAAGTGCCATCATCATTTGAATCATACTTGATGCCGAAGCCGAATTCTAAGTCCATTTCTTCGTTGAACTTTTCACGATAAAAGTTGATTTGCTCACGGAAAGCATCGCCTTCTGGACGGAAGTTACTCAACATTGGAAAGATGTAGTTTGCAAGTGCTCTGTAAACACAACACTTGGTCCACTGTGTTTCATCTAACTTAGTTGCGTCCCATGCCGCACCAACTCTATGCAGACGGTAAATTGTATTACTTTGATATTCCTGATCGAACCAACGCACTTTAATCATCTTTTCGATGTCTGTTTGTGCTTTGGTAAGTTGATCATCGAAATTACCAATACCATGATTAGTAATGTCTGGAATGTATTCAATTAAGTCTGCAGTAGTAGCGAATGCCATCGGTTTATCCTTTTATATCAATTAGAGATTTGCATCAGAGATTAGTTTAACACCCTTAACGTTGTCGATGATTCCTGCACCCCATGCTGCACTAGCAACAACTTCAAAACCACGAAGTGATTCATCACGCTGTAGAGCAATGCGAATGTCACGCTTAAGAGCCATACCGATCGCAGCTGGGTGGAATACTGCACCAGTTGAGTTGAATGGAGCACTTCCTAGGTCAATGCTTGCACTTTCGTAGATATCGATACCACCGATACGGCCTACGAAGTATTCACGAGCAACAGTGTTAGCAAGATCAGGGCTTGCACCAAAGTCACCGCCAGCATTTAGGAAACCTTTCTTAAGGTTATAAGCTGCATATGGATGTAGAACAGCAACTAGTCCCTGCATAGGAACACTGTTTGCACGTAGTTGTGCTGCTGCTTTTAGAATGTGCTCAACAGTTAGTTCGTTACCAGCACCTGGTCCTTCGCTTGCTGTAAAGCTGCTGAATAGATCAACAATAGTTTCGTCCATTGCTTGTGCAAGAGCTGCACCAAGCTGACGACCTACGTCTGCACCAACATCGCTTGGGCTTGCTTCGATAACGATGTCTTGGATAGTTGCCATGTTACCGTATTCAGCTGCAGTGATGTCTACTGCAGTCACACTTGCTAGTGCGCTGTCGTTTGAAAGGTCTGCGCCTGCAGTAAGTGCAGTTACAGCACTTGCTTTTGGCCATAGTGGGATGCTTGCAGTAAGACCTGGAGTTCCTGTCATATCGTATACAGTGACCAGGTTGCGAAGCATGGCGTTTTCATTGAAAACATATTGTGCGGCTTGGGTGATGTTCTCGTATAGAACGCCAGAGCCAACACTTGTTGAAATTTCGTTTGCCATCTTTTAAAATCCTTATTAAGATGTGTAGAACTTACGTGTTCTGCGAGGATCCATCATTTCAGCATAAATCTTGCGATGTTCTGGATTTTTCATATCCAAATCTTTTAGTGCAAGTTGCTCAGTTTTTGCAGGTTGTGCGTTTTG